TAATAGCACTGGATAGGCAACCTTTAGGCGGTTTGAGACCATCACTAATGCGATGATGATAGCTAGCAGTGCAAAAATAGCAGTAAGTGTTCGATCATTTTGATCCTTTAAATTTCTTTTTGTATTAAAGTTATAGAGTAAATTTTGTCAAAATTATGGCGGGTAGAGAGAGATTCAAAAAATCAACTCTTACTACGTAATAGACGCTATTTTAAAAATATTAGTCAGCCAAAAGGTCAGCAAAAAAGATATTTTTATAAGAATTATACCTTGTTATTTAATAAACTTCCATCGTTACTCATTATCGTTCCTGCTTCTAGCCCTAGATCATACTCCACGTCTCTGTCAAAGAAGCGTCGAACAAAAAAGCCTTCTTCTTCTAGTGCGTCAAAGTTCTCGCTAGCCCCTACTACATGTTTTTCGTCCTCTGCTGCGTTAGCTAAAGGCATATCCTCGTCTTTGTACGCGTTTGGTTGCCTAAATGGAGCGATAAGGTTCTTTACTGCATTTATTGTATCTAGCGTATCGCTAACAAAATTTAGCCCCTTTGTAATGTATAAAAAAGAATTATTTAATGATTTTAAAGAATTAATGGGAGAAGCAAAGCTGGCAACTGAAACATTTTGATAAAGAGATGTTGTTTGGCTTAACGCCTGAGAATTAGCCACACTGTAATTTGGCAAAATAGAAGCATTTGCATTTGCGGCAGCTGGGCTTGTAAATGTAGAAATGCTGCCACCAAAAGACATAATTGCTCCAGCAGCACTAATTTTGAGACCAATCGCTCTAAGCGTTGTACTCCCTGCTATATTTCCAAATGTGGTTATTACTCCACCAATGCCCGCTACTACTCCACCAATAGCCCCAATACCAGCAAGTGACGTTAGAGCAGTGCCTGCTTTTAGCGCTGCACCCAATGCAGCACCGGCATATCCCAATACCCAAACACTACCAACGGTAATAAAAGAATTTATCGCCCCCTTAAGTGTTACCCCTACGCCATACCATTTTCTTTTTTTCTTTTTCTTTTTCTCGTATCCTGAAAAGATTGAAGGCATCCTCTCTATAAATTTTTTTGCTCCACAAACAGGCATGTTATTGTTGCTAAAAAAAGCAAATGTAACGCTTTGATGCTCCCCTCTATTTGGTGAATAATGCATAATGGCATACCCATCTGCTGTAAATTCTGCCCAATTACTCCCAGAAAGTCTTTTTACATGTATTATATCCCTACGATATGATTGGGCTGTATCATATTTATCATTATAATTTTTAATAATTGTATTACCATCTCTAGCCTCACTTAAGACGCAATATACATTACCCCACCCCTCAATGTATGTGTCAATTCGTCTCCCATCATTTGCTAGTACTCCGCTAACGCCTGGGTCTCTAACTTCTCGCCAGCTATATTTAGAAAAAAAATTTTTAACCGCCCTCGTTGCTGCTTGTGTTTCTGAAATAAGGTTATTTAGAGCTTGCCCTATATAATCACCAGTAGGAGAGAAATCGTGTTGTTTAGGCATTTGGCGTTATGGCATCTATGGAGTTAAGCATTTTTGTTATCATATCGGCTGGTGGATTTAGTGCGCCAGCTGTATACCCAAACACAGAGTCTTTTAAAAGTGTTGCTTTTTGTATTCGTAGTCTTTCATCAAAAGATTGCGTCTCTCTTTCTATCGCAACTTTTCTTGCCTCTTCGCTCAATGCTTGTTTTTCTATCAGTTTTGCTCTCTCCTCGTTAAATTTTGCCTCTTTTTGCGCCAGTTCTAATTTCATTTTAGCAAGCGCTAGTTCTTCGGCTTTAATTGGCAATTCGGCTTGAGCTAGGGCTTTTTGTGCCTCAATAAGTGCAGTATTTGCCGCTATTTGAGCCAATTCTGCTTCTAGCCTATCACTCTCCATCATCAGCCTTACCGCTATGTCTTGGCTAGACAAGGTTATGCTTTGTGTAGCTTGGCTTAAAGTTGCCGTAATTGTATCAATCCTTTTACTATCATTTAAAGCAAATTTTTCGTAATACTCGTCGAGCTTTTTTATTAACCTATCATAAGGCGAATTCTCAGCCATTGTATCACTTAATACTCTTTTGTAAATTTCACTGTACTTTTCTATATCTAAACTCATTTTTTAGTCCTTATATCTTTTTTGCTCTATTCTCCCAGCCTCGCTCATATACGCCAAGGCGTGGGTTTTTTCTTATTAAATTTCGATAATAGGCGATCTCTGCTCTATCAAAATCACTATCAAATGCTACTGTATCATACGCATTTAGTGCTTTTAATGTATTTGCCCCCATTATGCCGTCGATTGTAAGCCCTAGCATATTTTGAAGCACGCGCACGGCACTTTTTACTCCGACATTGACCGCAAAGCAAAAAAGCTCATTTGCTTTTAGCTGGCTATTGGCATCATCTAGGCATAGAGCGTCCCAGTATGTTTTCTTGTAAAAGCTCGCCACTAAATTTACAAGCGCGTCATCATTGTATAGTGCGACGCTAGCCTTTTTTAGATCGCCGTAAGCGTTGATTGCCGCCCTAACTTGCCCCCAGCCTTGCCAGTTTGGGTTTGCTGCTTCATAAATGCCCATAAACGTTAGCCCATTTTCCGTTGGATTTTTATGCAAGGCATTTTCAGGGCGACTAAATTCTAAGCTCATTAAAAGATTAAAAGCTTGTGTGTAGTTCATTTTTCATCTCCTATGTCGTAGTCACGAGGCGGTCTTGGTGTATAGTCATAGTTGTTATCACTGAAGTTGTCTATCTTTTTGTCTATTGCTTTGTCGATCACGGCACTAACCCAAGCTGTGCCACGCCAGGCAAAAAAACCACCAACTGCAAGACTAAAGCTCCCTTTTTCTGTGAAATAAAATGCCGTCTCGTAAGCTACCCAGCATATAAAAGTCGAGCTAATAGTGCCAACGAAAAAATTTATGATAGCCTTACCATCGCTTGCAACCTTGGCGTTCCCCCCTGCAATGCTTAGCACACCACCCACAAAGCCAACTATTATCACCCAAAAGTAAAAGCCTAGCCTATCCATAAGATCATCCATTACCTAGCCCCTTTTTTTTAAAATTTATAGGTAAAAACATACATTATTAGGACGGATAATATTATTTCTACTACAACCATCTTATTTAGCCAAAAGGCTTTAGTTCTCTTTATTATTCGTTCCATTTACACACCCTTATTTTTATTGTCTATCTCTTTTTGCTTCATACTTTTTTATGTCCTCTAGCTGTCCTATACACTTCTCATACCCACTATAAACATCTATTAGTAACACCCCTGCTTCGCTTTGATTTGTTACGTTCCTATCTGCTATCATAGGGGCTTGTAATAGGTAGCTCGGTATCTTGTCGTACTTATTTAGCACTACCTGCTTGCTTTCGCAACCCATCAAGCACATAAGAAACACTGATGTCAAGAGCATTAGACATATCCTTTTTGTCCTCATTTTGCACCCTTTCTTTGACTTTACTAGCCTTTATTTCTATTATCTGTTTTTGCCTACTGACCTTTTCAATGGTATCAAGCTTTAGAGAGATGAGCCTATCTTGTTCGTTTATCTCATCCTTTAGCTTTAAATTCATATCATCGCTAGCCTTTAGATTAGCTCTTGTAACGCTAAGTTCATTATCCAAGCTTTGATACCTATACCCTAGAAACAAAGTAATAAGCAGCAAAAAGCCACTTAAATATAAACTAGGACTTAGCACTTGTATCTCTCCCATATTTGATTATATGATAGGCTCTTACGCTGTAATAGAAAAGCAGTATCTTCCATTTAGATACACCTAGAAGTTCTAAGAGTTCCCTAAAGGTATCATCAGCTACTTTAAAATCACTATTGTTACCTAGCTTTATATAAAGTCTTAATGCATCATCTGTTAAGTAATCGTGTATCACAGAAGCTGTTAGATACTCAGGACTATAAGGCTCAAACATCCACCAAAATATTCTAGGGATACTTGCACCATCTGTTATGTAGCCCACAGGTATGTCTATGTCTTTATACTTAAACGGACTAGCTGTCTCAAAGTTATCCTTACCAAAAGGCTTAACTACTATTCTTTGTAACTTCTCAGCCATTATGCACCTCCTCAAGTGTTGGCATCTCTGCTAAAATCTCATCAAAGCTCTTAGGCATCTTATGCTTACCCTCAGCAATAGCATTTAGCAAGCCATAGCCATACTTCCACACCCTAGCTCTCCAAATACCAAAGGCTTCCCCTTCTGCCCTAAAGTCATTGTCATAGCCTGCATAAGAGCAAGCAGAGAGGATGTCATCGTACCCTTTCTCTCTTGCCTTTGCGTCTAGGAGTTGCTGGGTTTTTTCTTTAAAAAGTGCTGTAAGTTCCTCTAGGTTCTTGCTCACTATCTCATAAGATATTACGTAAGTGTCTCCTTTGACTTCACTAGACTGCACCACCTTTTTAAACTCATCTACATTTGCTGGATAATCCTTGTAGGATACCTTTAGATACCCTAGCTCTTTTAGCTCTTTATCATCCAAAAACTTTGTATAAAGCGTACCCTTATCTGTTATGATGTAAGGGGTCTCTGCTACAAGGTCATCCTTTAAACTATATAGTTCCATTTATCCCTCCTTTTAAAGACTTAAAAGCGAAAGAGAAGACAATGTTAAGTTTAGAAACTCTTTATTGCCTCCTGTCGCCTGTATTGCGGCTCTCATTACAAGGTAAGTATCTTTTTTATAAACCCACACACTTGTTTTGTAAGCCCCCCTACTCCCTGTTGAGTTTTCAGTAGGTGTTAGCGTAATAGTTCCTTGTATATATGTTGAGCCATCTAAAGAGGTAATACTTGCTCTAAAGCGCTTATTAGCTAAGATGTCGCTCCAATCCCCTATAATAAACTCTACGTTTCGCTTTGATTTAGGGATAGCAAAGTTAGGGGCTATTAGGTTATCATAAGAGTTATACGCTCCCTTAGCGTATAGGCTATTCCCTCTTGTATTAAAGTAGTCATCTCCACCCTTATCTCCTCTTTTAAATACCAAAGAGAAAGTAGAGTTAGTGTCATTAAGAAAGTCTTCAGTAAAAGAAACTTCTAGCGTATCTTTTTCTGCATAAGCAGATGTTCTTATTACAGAAAGAAACACAGAGGCTGAAGCAGTATAGCCTGTGAAGGGATATTGCATTCTATCGCTTGAAATAGAGCTAGATAGTTCTTTAGAGCTTCCTTTATACAAGAAGCGAAGCTTATCTCCACTTCTCCATATATATCCTAGAATTACGGATTTACTAAAATCTCCGTTTTCTAAAAGCCACAATGTACTTCCTTCTGAGAAAAAGCGATAGTTTAAAGAGATGTATAGATGGCGCCTTTTAACACCACTATACTCATAAGTGTTTCCAACCTTTGCTTTTATCATCTCTTTTGTTAGGGTATGTTGCTCCCCTTTAGCAAGATTTAGCTCTATGTTAGCTTGAGTATTTAAGTATTTAGGGACCATTAAAGCAGTCTTGCCATCTGTAAAACCTCCACCACAACCTATCATAAAGCTCATTATGCCCTCCCCATATATACTTCGTTTGTATTGGCTATGAAGTAAGAAAAGACCTCAGTCTCCCCTAAATCAGTTGGTACTTCTCGCCACGTTATGTTATTAATCCACCCAGTTATCCTAGTAGCTCCCTTTACAACTATAATGCCACTTTGCCCTACACTAAGATATATTGGATAGAAGCTAAAAGTTCCTGATGTATTGTTTAAGGTTATTATGAAGTTTTTACCTTGTGAGGGGTTAATCTCTAGGGTGTTTGATAGCTCTGTTACGTTCTCAGTATAAGGTAATAAGTCGGTGCTTATCTTCCCCTTAGCGTTTAGCCCTGCATAGCCATTGGGTTTATCTTTAGTGCTTACGCTTACTCTATCCCATAAGGCACTCTCTGTGGTTTTCTTATTAGCATAATAAGTGTCTAAATACCCCTTAATTTCGCTAGGAGTAACCCTATATAGTGTGTTTTCTGAAAACATACCAAAAGTCCAACTATATACATTATCAGGAGAGAATACATCCTTGCTTGTACTCATTATAGAGGTATATGAGTTTATTCTACCAACGTTTATATATCCTCCTTCTCCTCTCTTAACAATGTCTCCTGCCCTATTGTCTTCTGACACATTATTTTGCCTAACAAAGTAAAGGTCTGTTTGTGTTTTAGAGTAGCTATCTGCTTGTGTTCTGTATAGTTTTCCTGCTTCACTCTTTGCTAGATACCTATCATCACTCTCACTCTTTTTATAAGCATCAACCTCTTGGGAGTTTATAAAGTCCTTAATAGACATAGACCTAAGCAGACCCTCTCCAGTATCTCTTACAATAAATCTCCACTTATCAGTAGCTAAAGAGCTCTTTATATCGCTCACTTCAGCTTTTGTTGTTGCATTAAGATAAACGTTAGTAGCATAGATATTGCCTTGAGCGTTTCTTCTTACAAGCTTACCATTAGCATTACTCTCAGCTGCGTCACTCTCTCTTAGCACTCCTTGCAACAAGTTATTAATCTTATTGCTAGAGTAAGTTTGAGCTACACCTGCTTGGGTGTCGTTGATAAGTCCTGATTTGTTTAGGTTCTCTAAGCTACTCTTTAAGATCTCTAGGCTTGCCTTAAGAGCATTTAGCTCCGTTTGTTTGCCTTTAAAGTCATTAAGGATAGTCTTAATCTCATTTAGAGATGATGTAGCTGTATTAAGGGTTTCATTGGCTTTTGTATCTATACTAGCTTTTGTTATGGCTATCTCTTGTAAAGTCTCATTTTTTAAAATATTGATATTAGAAATAGTGTTATTTAGAGTATTTATATTTTCATCTATTTTTCTAAGCGTAATGTTTTTATTATTAGCTATTTCGTTAGCTATATCTCGACTTTGGTCTTCTATGTTTTTAATATCATCAAATTTTCTATCAACTTCTTTTTTTATTTCAGCAATATCATTATATTTTTGCTCTATTCTTTCGCTTTTGCTTGAAATATTTTCATATATTAGAGTAGCATCATCTTTGGCTTTTATAATGTTTGTTTTTACATCTTCTATTTCTCGTTTAGCAATATTTACTTCATCACTTCTACTATCGATTGAAACTTTTACCTGCTCTATTGATTTTTCGGTGTTTAGCACTAATGTTTTTATGTTATTTAATACTTCTATCTGTGTTTTTGCTTGGGTGTTAGCCTCTCTCAGCTCTTCAAAATTAAGTTCATTAAGGATCACATCAAGCTCATTGATCTGCAAAAGCAAAAATTTAAGTGCTTCTAATGTCTTATTCCCAAGCTTCAATTCTTCTATTGTTACCATTTTTTAGCCTTTGCTGTGTCTTTTATCTTTTTTATTCTTTCTGCAAATTCTTTAAAAAAACGCAAGAGATCTATTTTGCTTAAATCTTTTGCGTTTTTTAAAACCTTATGGAGATCATATTCGGTCATAGTCGCTCATTTCGTTTGCGTTGTAGTCTGCTATTGCCTCAAGTGCTAGTGTGCGATAATAAGTGTCTTTGTTTATTAAAAAAGCCACATAGTTAATCACTGCATAGCTCAAAGCTTCATCTATTTGTAGGTGCTCTTTTGGATTGCTAAAATTTGGTATATCTGGCACGCAAATGAAAGTATCTTCTTTTAAATTTCTATATGGTGTTTCTTCACTACCCACTCGCCTAATAAGGACGTTAGGTACGCACTTATCGCAGCAAAAAAGCATAGCCTCCAAGAATAGTGAGCCAAGCATATCATCAGCAGGGAGCTTAACCCCTGCTGTCGTTTTAAAGCTCAAATGTTTTTTGGCTTCAGTGCAAAGCATTACTAAGCCTTTAAGCCAACGCCTATTGCAAATGCGTCTGCGTTTCTTACTTCGATACAACTTTCTGTGTAGTATCTCTTTTGGATAGCTGTTTTTGAAGTAGTCACGTCTTTTAGCTCGGTTGGTACAAGTAGTCCATTTTTCATGTAGTCAAAGTCGCCCGCAATGATACAATCACCCAAGCCATATTTAGGACTTAAGAAGCGATGAAGTCTAAAATTTACCCTACCAAAATCAGTGTCAAGGCTAACAACGCTAGAGTTGATGTTTTTCTCGTTACCAAATTGTCTAGTAGCTATTTTGTTGATAGCTGGCTTTAGATCAGCGCCAATGAATACATCTTTTGGAGTTGTGCCTGCGTCCCAAATATTTTGAAGTAGTTGAGATAGCACAGTTTCAGTTAGTGCTGCTGGAGTGCCTTTCCAATCACCTGAGCTATCAAATGCTACAACATTGCCACGCTTACCACTTGCAAACGCTGCTGAGCCTTTAGCCAAGAAATAAAATAGTCCTGCCATTTCACCAGCTGTTGCGTCAGTTCTAACAGTTGGTGCTTTAAACACGCTCTTTTTAACGTCAGCATCACGACCAAGGCCAAAGATAGCATACTCCATATCTAGCTTATGTTCTTTT